ACTTTGGTGATCTCTTCAAGTAATGAACCTTTTTCAATTATGTTTCTTATATAAGGTCCAGACTTTTTATTTTCTACTTTGCAACGAATTGAAATCAATTCTTTCTTAGGATTTTCAACATCATGAATACTGATTTCTGGTCTAGTCTTTCCGGTGTAACTAGCAGTTAAATCTATATTACGAAGTTTGTATTGTAAATTTTTAAATCGTAAAACTTTAAATCCGCCTTTGTCAAAATCAACTAATTCAACATTAGGATCGCCTAGAGTAGCAAAATGTGTAACAGCATGTGCTACTTGGTCAACAAATCGTGCTTCTTCGGTATCATCGTTACCTGCAAGTCTTGATTGCAGCTCATCGGTGATTTGTCTGTACATGTATTCAACGGCTTGAAATTGATCTTTTCCGTGAGCGTGTTCAAACTTATCTACATAGGGAGTAACATCAATGCCAAAATATCCAAATAATTTGGTCATTGAATCAATATTACTACCACCAACTTGTCCAAACTGACCAACACCACCAACCTTTAAGCTAGCATTAAGCTTTAAGGTTCTTATTGCGCCGTTTTTATCTCGGATTCCGACCCAGACATCTGACTTTTTTTCAGACTCGCTGGCCGCACCATCAGCCATGATATTGATTTCATCGGCACGGCCATTCAAGTAAAAATACTTGCTGTATCGTTCTGCCATTGGACTATTAACATATGCAGCCGCACTATTAAGCTCATTTGTTAAAAGCTTTCGCTTTAACGGATTCATCAAGTCTTGATATGGAGCAGTTTTTAATCTAAGAACAAAACTTATTGTATCTGCTACATCACTTTCGGCATCATTGACTGTAACACTATAAGTATCGTCGCCCTGTGATTGTAATGTATCAAGTACATTAGTAATATCAGACGATGTGATGGCACCAACTTCCTCACCAGGTTGTCGTTTAGTAAATTTAGCAAACATAGCAGCACCGAGAATGCCTTCACTTACTTCACCACGATTACTGATAGTACTTTCCTTGCTGTGATTTAAAGCAGTTTCAATAGCACCTGTGGTTCCAAACACATAAAAATACACATTGTCTTCAGTACGAAATTCATATACATCTGTGCCTCTGCCGAACCGTGTGATTATCTCGCTTTTGTTGACTAAGGATTCGAGGCCTTTAGATTTGTTTGTAAGCTCAATAGTACCAGCTGTGTCAAGACCTAAAGCGGCCAATTGACTAGACAGTTGTTGTCCGTCTGCACCGTTACTGAAAATAAATTTGTGCCCGGGGCCGTACTTGCTTAGTGTTACTTCGTTAAGGATGATGTTTATAAGATCGCGCATAATAACATATTTACCGGTTTTAAATATTCTGTTAATTCATGTTGCGTTGCAATAAATACCCATATAACCCACAAGGAGAAAGCATGGACTGGAATAGTCTAATGGAGCGTCTACAAGAAATGTTCCCAAATCAATACAAAAGTGATGTAGAACTATACATCGAATCAAAAAATCCTAAAAATGCAGCCGATGTAGAACATTGGTTACAACAGTACACATATCATGATCAAAAAAATTGGTTACCAAATGCGTAAAATTATACTAGCAATGATCGAACACAGACAGAGACAAGCAGACCTATATTTGCGTTGTTTAACTGCCGGAATTTAAACGCTCAATGTCTTCTTCCTCGCACTTTTCACCGTATTGAATTTCGACAATTGTACAGGGTCTAGTAAAAGGATTAGTAAGTTGATGCCAAGTATTTTGAGGAACACGCCATTCGTCGTATTTTCCTAAAATTTTTGGTGGGTTAGACATATCCCCGGGCATGGCCATATTGATCATACAAGTGCCTTCAGTTACCATCCAGTATTCGTTTCTGTATTGATGACGCTGCATGCTCAGTGTTTGTCCGGGTTGCACCACCAAGGTTTTGACTTTTGCTCCTGGAATTTCATTTAAAACCGTATACGAACCCCATGCTCTTTTTACTTCAAACGAAGTCCATCTTTTTAAAATTGCGCTACTGCTATTAAGTTTATCTTCGCCGCCGACACCAAACACAAACTCAACATCTTCGAATATCATTTCAGGAATGTTATCTTGAGTTCTGTCTCCACCATTGGCGAAAATTATTTTATCATTAGGAAACATTTCTTTTACCACACGAATAGCATTACATGCGGTATCATCTGTGTCATCAAAATCAATTACACCATCAACCATATGTAAATTGTCTAACACAGTCATGCGATCATGCCATGACATGAATGGTCGACCTTTTTTGCGAGTCAACCAAGAATCTGAATTAAGTCCTACAATTAACCAATCGCCTAAATGATCAGCATGATTAAGATACTTTATATGTCCGGAATGTAAGGGATCAAAACCTCCGGTAGCTAACACAATATTCATTCTTTAATTTTGTGAAAATCTTTATCTAACCAAGTTGTAATTATTTCTTCTTGTTTTACATATCCATAAGTGTTGATACAACTCGCAACACTTTCATTAACTAAGTTGAGATCAATTAGATCATGCCAGGTTGTACTCTGCGGATCCATTGGGGGTATATCACTTTTATAAACTGCAATATACAACCACATGTCGTTTTCTTTTTTATAAAAATATGCATCTCGACAATCAAAACCATTTACCGCCAACATGTACATAAGGTTTACAACATTATGATTGTAATACCAACCATTATAACTAACAGTGTTTAATCTGTTGTGTTTGTAGTGCATTGCTTGTGGTACTGACAGTATAAGCATGCCATTTACATTCATCATTTCATTCCACTGTTTGAGTGTGATAATAGGATTAGTTATAAATTGGAAAGTGTCATGACACCAGATTAGATCAATTTGTCTAGGAATAAAACGATCAGGATCTTCTAAATTAGCTTCAATAGCTTTTACATTTGCTAATGATGCTACATAGGGTCTGAGTTTGTTAATGTTTCTATCGACTGCATAACAAACATAGTTTCTTGGTTCTGGAGGATCATCTCTAGTTTCAAGAGTAGCCCACCATTCAACATTCAATCCGTCACCACAACCAAAATCAGCAATTACTTTCAAACTGTCTAAAAAACTGTCATATTCATAAAGTAATTCTCTTATAAATTGTGTGTGTTGAAAGCTTTGTTCTGAATTTCTAAACAGACCCATTTTGTAGCACCTCAATGACTATTTTTTCTTTTAATGTTTTTAATCTTGGCTCAAGTTGATGACATGCCTCAGCCAATTCCAATTCCGATCCCCATAGTCTTACTTTCATTAACTGCATGGCCCATTCCTCACAGCGATCTTTTTCAAGTTTAATATTGACTGCGTCGTGTTTGGGTTTGGCATTAAGGCATAATTCCCATTCTTTTATTAATTGATCAGAGTGCGCTTTCCAATCAATCATATCACAATATCTTCCATTCCTGCTGTACGCAGTCTTACCACATGACCCAGCATGAAGTTTTTGCTTTCTAAGCCTTTCATAACTCCAAGCCATTTGTTTCTAAGCAAAGCAACTTCGTTAATGATAGTTTCAAAGTCAATGACTTCGTCCTCGCCATCTGTGTATTTTTCTGCGTCGCGACTTGTAAGAGCTCGGGCATAAGTTTCCAAGTATTTTTGAAAATGCTTGCGTCTAATTTTACGAAGTTGTATATTAAGATAGTTAAGTACAGCCTCGATCTCCTGAAGCTGGTTAAATCTGTGCTCTGTAATACCCGGTAAATTCGCAGCGGATTTTTCAACATTACCTCGTATAGGTGTTTCTGCTTTAGCCTGTGCCAGTTCACCTTCATAATAATCAATGAAGGCCGGAATAGCTCCCAAATCTGCAACAATACGATTATACCACATTATTCTTCGTAATCTACTTCGTCATCTTCGTCGTCAAGATATTCTTCAAGAGCTCGCTTGGTATAGCTGTCTGTGCCACCAAATTCTCGTAACTCTTTTTCGCTTAAACTATCAACAAGCATGCTGACCAAATTATCAGCAGCCGCCTGTCTTTCTTTGGCAGGTATATATTCTTTGAGTGTAATATAAGATTCAATTAATACTTCAACATCAATGCTCATTCGACTGTTTCCTCTTCTGGTTGAGTAGCAGATTGTTGGTGTGGATTAGCAGCGAAATCCGTCATTACCTTGTCAAGAGATCCGTCATCGTTTCGTTCCCATGCTTTACGGAATTGCTTGATTACTGTACCATCTGCTAAGGTGTATTTAAGACTGTTACCTTCTTTGGCTAATAAACCTTTACCTTCAAATAAGTCAACTAAACCGCTATATGGGTTCATTCCCTGTTCGTAAGGGATCTTTACTTGCACACTTTCAAACGGTTTAGCATAGCGTGTTTTCATAATTTTACATGCTGCTCTAATACCTTTTACTTCACTAATCTTGTTGCCATCCTCGTCCTCTTTTAATTTGAGTTTACGCATAGCAACAACGATAGAACTTGCGTAAATAAAACCCTGTCCACCTGAGATCTTGTCATCAGGATCAAACATGTCCTGGCTGGCATATGTATGATTAGTTGCTACAAGTCCAATGTTCAAGCTGCCGAACATATTTACACAGTTACGAACCAAGGCAGTCAGTGCCTTGGGCTTACGACCCATGTCACCTTTAAGATCGCCTGCTTCAAACTGGTTTACATCAGTTGGTGTTAACAACATACCTAAACTGTCTAATACAATTAATACCTTAGGGCGTTGATCTTCGGGCAATGTTTTATACTCTTTAACAAACTCTGTGATCATTTTGGCCACATCGTCGATCATGGCCATATTGAGTTTGAGAAGCTTGTCTTCAGAAGTATCGACGCCAAGTGCGTGGAGCCAGGCTTCGTCGAGTGCGTTTTCAGAATCAATGAGAATAACATATATACCCTGTTCCTGAGCGTTCTTGACCAAATTTCCTGAGCAGATAAAGGATTTACCCGCACCAGATTCTCCAGCAAATACAGTAACCTTACCCATTGGTATACCCTTATTAAAGTCCCCACTGATAAGGTAGTTAAGAGCGTAGTTGTTTGTGCTGATCCAGTCTGTGGGATCGTTAAATCCAACGCTGATACCGTCAATACTTTTTGTAATACTTTTACGAAATTTAACAAGGGGTTTCCCCCTTGTTTTTATTTTGCTCGATTACGAATCATTGCGAGAATGTCCTCAGCCTTTTGACTTGAAGGTTTTGCTGCAGGGGTTGCTACTGGAGCAGTTGCAACTGGAGCATCGTCCTCTTCGTCTGTATCAAATGGCGCAGTGGATTGTACAGGTGCAGGTGATGCCTTTGGTGCAGGAACAGCGATAGATTCTGTATCATCACCACCTTTGTTTTGAAAGCCACTAGGCTTGTAGTATTGGCTCCAACGATCAGGGTCATATGCTTGACCATCCACGCTTGCTTCAAACATCTCCTTGAGAACCTTTAGTTCTACTTCACCCGGGCGCTTGGGTAGGAAATCGCTCAAGTTGTAAAGACCAAAACTGTCAATCGCTGCTTGTTCTTGTGCTGTTAGTGCAGTTTCTTTGCGACTCCACTTACTAGTCGAATAGTCTGCATAACCACCTTTACTTGTTTTAGTAACAGTAAAATCCAATCCAGCGGTGTAATCTGTAGGCATGCTTTCTAGTTCTGGGTCCATTAGTGCAGCCTTGATTAAATTAAAGATCTGGGGACTAATAACGAATCTACGAATAGGATTCTCAGGTGTTTTGTCGTCCGCTAGTGGATTTTCTCTTACAAAACCTTGGAACAAGTAACTTTTCTTCTTCCAATACTTACGACCCATTTCTTCCAAGCCTGGATCTTTAAACCATGTTCTTACTTCTGCTAGTATAGGACAGGCTTCGCCATACATTTCTACGCACGGTACTTGTACCACAACAGGCTTTGAGTCTGCTTGTCCTTTGATGCCTGCAAACGGCAAGCGAATCATCAGTCGTTCAACCCAGAAGAATGAATTGCTTGTGTTTGCGTCTGGTAGAAAACGAATTTTACTGCTAGAGCCTTCTGGAATGTTCCAGTGTGCATAGATGGCGTTGTCGCCTTGTGATTGTCCGCCTTGTTGACGGCTTTCTTGCGCTTGTAGTTTAGCGCGAATTTCTGCTAATGAAGTGGCCATAATGTTTCTCCTTATAAAATGCCATAATGTTTGTGCCTAGATATACAACTGCACCGTGCAATTATATAACAAGTGTATTTAGCAAGTCAAAGAAAAATAATTATTTTTTAACCAAACCGGCCAATTTACGAAGTGAACTCAGATCTTCTTGTACGACCGGTTGATCCATGGTAGTAGCACCAACCGGTTGCTGTGGCGGCACAGGTTGTTGAGGTGCAGGTTGGGTGTTGGCGTTTTGTTGTTGCATTACACTCAATAGATTTTGAGCCAATGCTTTTTCACCACTTGACATCAACCAACCAATTATGGTATTTCTTACATCAGCGTCCGGACCTTGAGTTTGCGATAATTTCTTAATTGAATTTTGTAAATCCTCAGAGTTTAAGTCAGTGATGTGATTAATAGCTGCAATACCATCTACTCCATCCATACCTGCTGCGATTGGTTTCTGAAATATTCTCGTTAACTCGTCTTCACCTGAATCGTCAGCATCTGTGTCCCAGGTTGCTTCAGTTACTCCAGTGGCCCAGGATTCAAATTCTGCTGTTTCTGTTGTATTCATTTTTTTCCTATTTTGGTAGGCTTTGTATACATATGGCAGTGCTTCATTGAATCGATCGTCGTAAATTTTTTTAACAAATCGTTCTCTTAGTTCGTCGATGTCGGCAGTTTCCTCTACATCAGACCGACACCCCAACATATCCATTAACAATTCTTGCCCACGGCGGCCTTGAAACTTTTTCAAGTTTTCTTTTACTTCGCTGTATCTGTGCATAGCAGCCTCAACCATGCCGGTAGTTTCTGCATCTTCAAAAGTACGATTACGCATACTGCGAACAAAATGCTTCATACTAGCCATTTCTCTAACCATTTCGTTGATTAGTTCACTTCCTTGGTCGCCAAATTTGCCGCCGTGACGCAAATGATTAGCTGTTGCCCGAGCACCTTCTAAATTCACATGGTCTAGTAAGAAGCGTTCGCCAATGGGAGTTTCGACGAAAATATGTTCAATCTTTCTAGCACGAGCGCCGTGTCTTTCTGGATCAATTTGATCTTGATGCTTGATAATCAGTTTGTGTGTACCTACATCGCCAAAGCTCATGCGCTTGTTATTGCCCATGCCATACAAACGGCCTTCACTAATAGCCAGTTCATCTTTGTTAAATGTAGAGTCCGACCCTGCTTGCTGTCTAATATCTTTTAAATCTAAATTGCTGCGATTGATGTCTCTGGTGTCAAATGTCAGCATGTTTCTTCTGGCAAAATTCTTTAAATCGCGTAAAAACATAAACCATTCTTTTGAATCAACTTCATCTAAGGCATCAGTGATGTTAGAGCCATAATAAATTTTAAGGCTGTTTTCATCAATCAAGCTAATAGTAACATTACCAAAATTCTTACCGCTGTCACTTAAATAATCAAAATTAAAAAATCTTGCTTGTTCGGGGTCAGTTATTCTTTGTGCTTTATCGTTGCCAATATTTACACTGTCAAATCTACTACGAATTTTGTCAAAAAGAGCTGAGGAAATTTTATCAAGTTCACGCATAATGTATTATTTATCGTTAAATCATTATAAAAGGCATGGGTGCTATGTAGTCATCCAGGCTGTCACGCAATTTGGCATCTAAATCTGCGTCATAAGTTTGTAATGCTTGTATTAATCTAAGAGTCAACAAAGTGGCAGAAACTAAATCATCATTTTCGCCAATTTTGGCTGCAAATCCTGCTCCTGCTGCTACAAAGGTTTTTAGTTCACTTATCAAGTTTTTGCTACAAATTATCAGTTTGCGATTTTCTACTAGATTTTTAAATTTAGCACATACTGCTAGCTTGCTTTTGTTTGTGGTTGTAAAACCTTTTCTGTGCATCCTTGCTTGCCCAGGTTTAACTGGTTGACTTAAGAAAGTGCCTTTGATGTTTTCTTCACCAAATTCTGCAATTACTACCAACGCAGCTTCACCCAAGGTATTATTTTCTACTGAATAATAGATGTCATTAGTTGACCCAACACTTTCATATATGTATTCACATATTTCTTTCAGTATTGAGATTTGTCTTTGTATTGGAGTCCGATTGTGTTGCCACTCGGCTACCTGAATCATGGTTGGTAGTTCAAACACCTGTATAGCAGCATAATCTCCCCCGGTGCCAAGACTAGGGTCCAGACCAATTGTGTAAGTTCGATTTTTCTGAGGCTTTTGAAACCAACGCACCTGCCCCTGAAGTTCTACGGGATCTCTGCCCTGTAACTCTGCTAGTGTTACACTGTTAATCAAAGTTTCGTCATAAATCAAAAACTCACATCCATGTTCTCGTCTAAAACGCTCTTCACCAATGCGTCCAATTTCTTCAGATTTCCAGGTTTCATCACGGTCTGGATGTTCCCACCACGAGGCCTGGTAAGCTTTGAATCCGTTTACACCTAGCGGAGTAGGATTCCCAAATTCGTCCACACATTTGTTGGCCTGTTTCCAAATGAAGGCAAACTGATCTTCGTCACTGTTTGGAGTGCTAGTAATAATGGCCTTACCACCAGTGCTCAGTGTAGGCGATATACTTGTCCAAAACTCTTTGGCTATAGTAGGGCGCACAAACGCAAACTCGTCACAGTATAGTAATGTAATACTCATACCTCGACCCGTTGTTTCTGTAGTTGTTTGTGACACTATCCTGCTGCCATTTTCGAAATCAATTGATCCTTTATTATAACTGGTGACACCTGCCCGTATCCAATCCGGGCATAATTCATATGCATAGCGTACACGCTGCATGATTTCTTGAGCACCTGTGTATTTGTGTGCTGCAATCAGGATTGTGGAATCCGGACGAAACATAGCAAACCATAACAAATAACCCGCTGCACTTGTGGTTTTACCAGTCTGTCTAGGCATAAGACTGATACTGAATCTATTGCTGTGATAAGTATCTATTAGCCTTTGTTGATATTCAAATGGAGTATACAGCATCTTTCCTTTTACCGGATGCTGTATATAAAAATAGTTACTCATGAAATATTCAGGACCGGTTTCAGGATCTGCGCATCTGGCAAATTCCATAATTTGATCCTCAGTCATGTTGACTTTTTGATACGGACTCTTTATAATACTTTCATTAGGCTTTAACATAATTTTACTTATGGTTTAACTTATTTTGCCAGTATTGTTTTCTGGCATCTGCCATTCGTTGCTTTGTTTCTTCCGAATGTTTTTTTCCAGCAAATTTTCCAATCTTTCCAGTATTAGATTTTCCTATTTTTAATCTAGTTTCTTCATTATGAGTATAACCATAAGATTTTCCTTTTTTGGATTCTGACATTTTTTTTCTAGTTTCTGCTAATTTTGGTTTTTTAAGTTTTTCTTTATGTTCTTGAGATTTGGGTTGAGTGTTTTTTCCTTTAAGGCTGTTTGAAATTTTTAGTTTTTGTTCTTCAGACATAATTTTTCCAAGATTAGTTCCTGGCCTTTCCCTACTTGCTTTGACGAGGTTATTTCTTACAATTTGATATGACCTAGCAGTAGGTTTATATCTGTTAACTCTTTTTATGCCTACTATCATCATGTAAGAAGCGTACCACATTTTTCTTCTATTAATACCATCAACCATTTTAGTTAGTAAAAGATGACATATAAAGTGTTCTTTTGGCAATAAATTCACTAGATTATTTGGCAAATTTGATCCGCCAATGCTTTTTGGTATAATGTGATGTTGTTCAAAGTATCCTTCGCTAATCTTTCTTGACTTTGCATTATCAATAATGTTATAATACCACTTTGTATATTTGTTTTGTAAATACATATTTTAGCCTCGTCCATAATTATTTATCAAGAAAGTTTGTTTTGCATACACTACTTTTAAACAAAGATTATCAACCTATCAGTGTGCTGCCACTCAGCGTGATTGATTGGCGTCATGCTATCAAATTGATGTTTCTTGGCAGAATCACTGTAATTGAAACTTATAGTGATTGGATAGTACACAGCGAAAAACTAGCCCTTAATGTGCCTAGTGTTGCTATTACTAAAGAATATTTCAATTTTAAACGCAGGGTAAATTTTACTAGACATAACATGTATCTGCGTGATCTTTATCAGTGTCAATACTGCGAAGATACATTTGATTTCAAGGATCTCACGATTGATCATGTTGTGCCTGTTAGCTTGGGTGGTAAAACAGAATGGACTAACTGTGTAACTAGCTGTAAATCTTGCAATTGGAGTAAAGCAGATAAATCGTTTATGAAGCCAGTACGCAAACCTTATCGTCCAGATTATTGGGCATTGGCTGCGGCTTGGAAACATAGTCCTTTTAGAGTTCGGGATAGTAAATGGAATCAATATTTAGGTAGAGATCAGGCAGCCGCTTAAATTAATTTCTATAGACTAATCTAATAGCCTTTTTTAAGCTGTCTGTTCATTTGATCGGTTTTCATCTGTTGTAATGGATAAGATGGATCCATGCCCATACTGTAGTCAGGTGATAACATATCATCATCACCACGACCACCGCCACCACCTTTAAAAGAAGCCGCACTTAAAGGTTTACCCGGAATAGATTTTACAGGTGTGGTGTTAATACCAGCTGGACGAGCCTGTCCTGGTGATGGAGGTGGTTACTGTGGATTTTTCTCTAGGCTTAGATATTGGTTGATGTGTTTCTCCTTCGCCTGCACGATTTAATTGAAACGTTGCTGCTCCACCGTCACGGTCCACTTTTGTTCCTATCATTCCCATTTGCGGTGCCAATCTGTCAATCATTTTTGAATAGAGCCTGGTACGGCTTGGTTGTTCTGATTTAAACACTACTGATTTTTGGTCAGGATTTTGATCTAAGAAAGTTTTAACATTGTTTACTACTCCGCCCAAGATTTTAGGAGCATCTTTTTGTCCAGTACCGGTTATACCCATTGTTCCTGCAGGGTGATAATCTGGATGAGTGTCTGGCAAAGTTCTTCTGAACCTAATGTCAGTTTGTCCGGGACTACCTGAATCTTTTCTAAATTCACTTTTAACTTGATTGCCAGATGGGTCTAACCACTTGCCAACGTGAACGGTAGGATTTTTGTAGGCGTCGATGTCTCTTTCAGTTGACCATTTAGTTTCTGGTGTTTCTCCGCCCAACGAAATAACCTCGGTAATAAATTCGTATGCTCTCATATTGGTTGTTCGCCTGTTAAGTAGGGCTTACTAAACCACAACTTAAACCATTCTTCAGTGCCCGGACGAATATCGTGTTTTTTCATGAGTTCGCCTTTTTCATTACCGGTTACTGAAATGTTACTGCCAGCAAAACCCTTGTACTCCTGCATCACTGCACGATTACCAATTCCGGCCAATAATTTCAATTGTTGTAGATCATCCATTAATGTTCTCCGTACGGAACAACTGGAAGATCATTGTCATGATTGTCTGGTCCACTTATAGAACTATATCGCATATGCTGTAAATTCTTTCGCCAACTCGTCAAATGTCAAATGTTTATTTTCTTTTTTAAAAATTACACTTATGCAATAACGAGACTTACCGCTAGTATTTATAACTGTGTGCGGAACAGCCGCTTGCACTATTGCAGTTGCGGAAATCACTGTTCTATCAACTTCTTCTAATTCATCAATGCCAAATTCTAAGTAATCTGTTCCGGTAGGAGTTTTTTTATGTGTCTTAGATTGTGGATTTTTTTCTTTGTACCAAATCATTGGACTATGCGTATTACCAAAAATCCAATTCAGCTTTGGTAGATCTTCTAACACGGTTTCTTCCACTATGTCAACATGAATTGGCCAGGTGTTATTACTAGGATTGGTTTTAAAGGCTTCTACTAGATATATAGAAAGACCGGTTTTAGCAATTATATTTCGAAACTCAGGGTGTAAATCCTGTTCGCTTAACACCCAATGATATGCAGACAAATTATCTAAGTTTTTTTTGTCATGAAGAAATAAAATTTTTGGGTCATGTAAAATAGAAGGACCTATATCAAAATTTAAATTTTGATAGCACTGCATAACTAATTTTTTAGTTACACCATGACTGTTTGGCTTCACCGTAGTATTCTCTAGCAAATCCATTTGCAATTAACATTGCACGTAGACTTTGTCCGTCTAGGATCATGTCGCCTAGTACGCGGCCACCAAACTTGTCCCAACCGTACAGAACAACTTGACGCTTGACTGATTTGGCCACAGCATTTTTGGTAAATGCTGAAGCCTGCTCACCGCGTTGTGCTTCGCTTGGACACATAGCACGATGTCCTTTTTCTGGAGTATCAACACCATAAACTCGAACTGCCAATTGAGGCTTGAGAGGTGCGGGTAAAAACGGTGCAGCAATCACAACAGTATCACCATCAGTGACATTTAGAATTTGTGCATCATATGTAACACCTTGGGGTTGTTTTTGTGCAAACGCTAACGCTGGTACTAATAATAGAAC